GATGAACACGTCACTGGACGACACAGACCCGGCTGCCGGCACCTTCTCCATGCCGACTGTCACGTCATGGCGCAGATCCGGGTTGGCGAAGTCATGTTTGAACGACTCCACGAAAAAGTCGGTATTCAGCGACATGCCGGACACGGTGAGTGTCACCCGATCCGACAGGTCACGGGCCAGCACGGATGCCGCCCGGGTCAGGTTCTGGCCGACCGAGAAGGTGCCCTCAACAATCGGCAACGGGTCCTTGTGCTGCTCGATGGCCTTATCCAAAATGGCTTGGGCGTCGGCCAGGTTGGAGAATGTCGCATCGCCGGGGAACGACCGGGGGCCGTAGTCGGTGATGGAAGTGGCATCGGACGCGGTGGCCTGTACCGAATAGATGACCGACACCGGCTGCGCCCGCAACGCCAGCCGGTCCAGAGTGGCTCCGCCGCCGCCGGCCGTCAGCGTGATGACGGTGGAGGCACCGGAGGTTCGGGAGATGGTTGGGGTGACGGCACCGGCCAACAGGGTGTAGTCCGTGCCGTCCACCGGGGCGAGCGCACCCGTGAACGGGTCAGAGGTGGAGGCGACGAACGTCTTGACCTCGGAGGCCGCCAACACCACCGAGCTGTCGAACGTCCAGATTTCCTGCAGCGCCTGCGGCTGGCGTACATCCACGGTGATGTTGCCGGTATTGATGATGTTCCGCCACGCGTCGTCATACGTCAGCTCGTACATCTCCGAATTGGCGGTAGAACCGGTCCAGGTCGCCTGACTGGAAATGGATGCCGCGTCCAAGAGGCGATGCTGGCGGTCCCTGAAGACGATTGCCGGGCCAGGCCCTACCGCCAGGTAGGCCGGTATCCCCTCGCACTCCAGCAGCTTGTTGAGGGCCGTGAACGCGTCCGTGCCGTCCTCCCACCAGTACGGCAGGGTGGTGGAGCCGGTGTCCAGGTCACGGGTACCCGCCCAGCCCACCTCATCCAGGATCAGGCCGATCGCCTCACCGGTCGTCTTGCCGGAATACAGGGCGGTGTTCAGGGTGTAGCCCCGGAAGTCGGCCAGGTAATCGACCATCGACACGGTGACCGTTTTCTCTGACAGGCTCGGGTTCAGTGGCGTGTCGTCGGTGTGGCCCTCGAACAAGGTGTACGGGGTGGCCGAGACGGTGCGGATGATCTGCACCGGTCTGGCCGGCTTGATCAGGCCGAAAATGGGGCTCGAGGCGTTCAGCGGGTTGTAATCCTGCGAGGCGTTGTTGAGGGTGAAGCCACCCCGGCCCGCGACCATCGGGGCCAACGCGGTGGACTGGTCCCGGCCGTACTCCAACGTCACGGCGGTGCGTTCCATAACACGCGAGGTGACATCCTCGCCAGTGTCGGAATAGTCGTTGTCCTTGTTCCAGTCGATCTTGACCGTGATGCTCACCGCAGCACCAGATCCAGGTCACCGGCACGCTTCATATTCACCAGCGCCCGCTTCAGGGCGTTGTGGTCGCCGTACACCGGCCCGTGGAAATGAAAGTGGACACCGCCGCCACCACCCTTGCCGCTACCGGCCATCCGCCGCGAATCGGCATTGGAGTTCACATGCGAACCCATCGGCAGATCCACGATCTCCGGGCCCTGTTCGCCGACCAGGACCTGATTGCCGCGTACACCACCGGTAGCGGCGTTCCCACCGCTGGCCCTCCTCTTCGGCTTGAACTTCTCTGCCGAGAAAGATTCGGATTGAACCAGATGGGCGTGAGCCGTGATGTTGATATTGACGTTCCTGGTGATCTTGGAAAGTTCTCTATTAACCTTGGCCCTGAAATCATTGAACTTGGCGGCAGCCGATCGCAGCTTGGGGCCGATCCCCGGAACCCATCCGAATGCCCGTGCCGCTCCGTTGATGATGATGCCCACCATGTTCAGGAAGGCCCGCACGATCACGGCAGCTCCTTTCACAACCGCGATCCTCATTGCGAACAGGGCAGGGCCAACGATTTCTCTTAGCCGCTCATAAGCCTTCATGGCAATCCGCAATACTCCCGCCATGATGCGGAACTGGGTTGCGATGACGTGCACAGCACCCCGGATAATGAGCACAATGGCACCGAACACTACGCCGATGACTGGCCCTAGCTTCTCTAGCATGATCTTGATGATCGGCTTCGCGGCGTCGGCGAAGTCGAGAAATGCCGGGATCAGGTCTTCCTGGATCGCTTCCCACAACTTCTTGATCTGGGGCACGACATACTTCGCAACATCTTTCCCAAACCGGGTTAGCGGGTTGTCCCCGCTGAGGTAATCCTTGATCTGCTGAAACACCTTTTTGAGTCCGTCAAAGTGCCGCACCAGCAACGACACGGCACCGATGATTACCAGGATCGGTCCGCCGCCCATGATGCCCAGGGCAATGGACAGCACCGACAGGGCGTCGGCTACCAGGTTGATCTGCTTCTCCCATTTCTTGTACCAGCCGTATGCCTTCGCTACGGCGTCGACCGCCTGCAGGATGAAGGTCTTGATCTCGTCAACCTTGTGACCGAAGTCCTCCAGGCCTTTGGCTACCGAGGATTCGGTAACGTTGTCCATAGCGTCGGCCAGTTTGTTGAGTACTCCGGTCAGGCCGGACTTGCCGGCGGCCAGGGACACCCCGGCGATGCGTCCGACCATCTCCCCGAACGACATGGCCACACGGGTGATGGGCGTGCTGATCCCCTTCACGGCCTTATCGATAGCGGTCAAGGTCCTACCGATCGCCTCAGCTCCAGGCTTGGTCTTCACCCAGGTCAGCATCCCGAACGCGACCTTGTTGACCTCCACCCCGATCTTTCGCATGGAGCCCTCAACCCGATCCATGAATCCGGACTTGATCAGGTCGTTCACCATCGGGCGGATACCCTCGGCGGCCATCTTGGAGGCAGCCTTGCCGGCATCGGTGAACGCCTTGCCCAGCGGGGTCAGCGCCTTGACCATGGCGTTCTCTTTGTCGAAGATCTGCCCCAGGGTGGCCTTGACGAAGACGCCCGCGACCCCGAACGCGGCCAGTGCCGGTGCAGCCTGCAGCATGGCCGCAGTCAACTTGTACGTCCATACCACGACGGGAGTCAACAACTGGACCACGGCCGGGAAGGCAGCGGCGGCAGCGGCAGCGAATCCGGCCAGCTTGATCGTCGCCTGCGTCATGTTGCGGACGATGGTCTTGCTGATGGTGTCTAGAGCCTTGGAGGCGGTGTCCTTGGCCTTGACGTGGATGGTTACTTCATTCGTCATAGTCCGGGCTCACCTCCTCCTCTTGTGGGTGCGCACGGTCGTAAATGTCGACCATCCGCAGCAGCTCTGCGTCTTCTTTGTCCAACTGACTGGGCAGGCAGTGGAACCGCTCACACAACCCAATGACCCATTCGGCCTGTACTAGCTCGCCTGGCTTCTCGACAGCGGTTCCATCGGAATGGATACCTCCAGGGACTGCGAGCCAGAGCCGGAGGTCGCGGGCAAAGGGGAAGCATCATCTACCCGGGAGATGACACTCAGCCACTGGCCGATGATCATCATCATGAAGTCGGCGTCCTCGGCCTCGATCGATTCCAGGGTGGGCGGTACTGGGCCGTTGTCGTCCTCCATATTCCACGACACCAGCGCCTCGGCGAAGGAGAACATCATCTCCGTAATTGCTGCCGCCCGATCCCCTTTGGAGTCGCTCTCGGTGTCCAAGGCCATCAGCCGTTTCAGGTCCCGAATCGGGATGGAGCGAGCCCTGACCTCCAGGCCCTCGAACTCGGGGTCATCGAAGACCAGCCGGTAAACCCTGCGCTCCCTCTTGTAGCCCATCAGCTACGCCCAGGTTGGTACGGTGCCATCCGCAAGCACACCAGGCACCGAGTAGGTCAGCTCACCGGACGCCGCACGGGTCAGGGCGTAGTCGGTGTACAGGATCTCCGCCGCCAGCGTCTGTGACGCATGCGTGAGCGTGGTGGTGCGGGCCACCGACGTGGACGGCACGGTCTTGAACACCGCATGTGAGCTGGTGGTCGCCGTCGGGTTGAACGGCCCGCTGAACGTGATCGACATGTCGGCAAGCAACAGAATCCGCTCGATCGCGGACTTGTCGATACCGGTAACCTCCTGCACCCCCCGTGGGGTGGCGACCTCGAGGTTGGTGAAGTCGTTGACGATCGCCCGGACGGTGCCGCCGCTGTCGTCCACTGACGCCGTTGTCCAGCCTAACCCGCTCTGTTTCGCAATAGCTACTGCCCTCTTTCTAAGTAGTGAATTGCCTTGCGGAGCAATTCAGCATTGTCCCCGAGCAGTCCTATTGCTCGATTGCATTTCTGACACAGCAAACCTCGCACCTGCCCTGTGTCGTGGCAGTGATCTACAGACAGCCGGAACTGGGTTCCCGTCCTGCCGTGCTCTTTTGGCTCCCCATTCCCACAGATGGCACAATGTCCGCCCTGTGCCTCGAGAAGGTCTAGATACTCTTGCGGAGTCATCCCGTAGAGCACCTTGAGGTTGTACCTGTGCGAAGACTCCTTGTGCCGATCCCTGTTGGCGTGATGCCACGCTCGAGCCTCTGCGGCCTGGCAAACCTTGCA